GAAAGCAATCGATGCTGGCTATCAGGTATCCTTTTTTCCTGATAATATACAAAGCAAAGACGTCAACGATATGGTGACGAAAGAGAACTTTACTATTGAAGAAATTAGCGGTATAATATACAGAAACGCTGTGAGTGGACTCGCAGCAAAACTACGACTTGCAACATGGAGAAAGGTATGAGTCAAATTCTAGTGACAAAGCGCACTGGCGAGAAAGAACCAATGGACTTGGATAAGTTTCATAAGGTTGTTTCCTTCGCGTGCGATGGGTTGTCAGGTGTATCAGCGTCAGAAGTAGAAATCAAGTCACACATTCAGTTCTATAATGGTATCACTACCTCTGAGATACAGGAGTGCATCATCAAGGCTGCGAGCGAGTTGATTAGCGAAGATACTCCGAACTACCAGTTTGTTGCTGGACGTTTGATTAACTATCATCTACGCAAGCAAGTGTTCGGTAAGTTTGAGCCAGATAACCTATACGACCACTACGAAAAGATTCAAGAACTAGGTTATTATGACGCAGAACTTTCTACTGCTTATACGCTAGAGGATTGGGATGCGCTAGACAAATACATCAAGCACGAGCGCGATCTATCACTCACCTATGCTGCAATGGAGCAGTTCCGTGGTAAGTATCTAGTTAAGAACCGTGTCACAGGTCAAATCTTTGAGACACCGCAGATTGCGTACATGCTAATCGCGATGACTCTATTCCAATCATATCCGAAAGAAACAAGGCTGAAGTTTGTCAGAGATTACTATGACATGATTAGTCAGCATTATGTGTCGCTTCCTACTCCAATTATGGCAGGTGTGCGTACACCACAGCGTCAGTTCTCTAGCTGTGTGCTAATCGAAACCGATGACTCGCTTGACTCTATCAACGCAACCAGTTCTGCTATCGTGAAATACGTCAGTCAGAAAGCTGGCATCGGTGTTGGTCTTGGCTCTATCCGCGCTATCGGTTCACCTATTCGTGGTGGCGATGCCGTACATACTGGTGTTGTTCCTTTCGCGCGTCTGTTCCAGTCAGCAGTCAAGTCATGCAGCCAAGGTGGTGTGCGTGGTGGTGCTGCGACCGTGTACTATCCTGTGTGGCACCTAGAAGTTGAAGATCTGCTTGTACTCAAGAACAACAAGGGTACAGAGATGAATCGTCTGCGTCAGATGGACTATGGCGTGCAGTTTAACAAGCTGATGTACGAGCGTCTAGTGACTGGCGGAAACATCACGCTGTTCTCACCGAAGGATGTTCCTGGCTTATACGAAGCCTTCTTCAACGACCAAGACAAGTTCCGTGAGTTGTACGAGAAAGCTGAGCGCGCTCGCTCCATCCGTAAGAAATCTATTCCAGCAGTTGAGCTGTTCTCTATGTTTATGCAGGAACGCAAGGACACAGGTCGCATCTATCTAATGAACGTCGACCATGCCAACGACCATGGCTCGTTCCTAGCAGATAAAGCACCTGTGCGTCAGTCAAACCTATGCGCTGAGATTACTCTACCGACTAAACCACTCAACGATATCAACGACCCAAATGGCGAGATCGCGCTATGTACGCTGTCAGCTATCAACTGGGGCTTGATTGACGACCCATCTGACTTTGAGAAGCCATGTGAGATGGCAGTTCGTGCGCTTGATGCGTTGCTTGACTACCAGAGTTATCCTGTTCTAGCAGCAGAGATCGCGAACAAGGCTCGCCGTCCACTTGGTATTGGCATCATCAACTTTGCTTACTGGCTTGCCAAGAACGATCTGAAGTATCAGGACATCGACGAAGCTGGTCTGATGAAAATTGACAGCATGGCTGAAGCATGGTCGTACTATCTAATCAAAGCATCCGTCAAGTTGGCTAAAGAAAAAGGTGCGTGTGAGTGGAACGACCAGACTAAGTACGGACAAGGTATCCTTCCTATTGACACCTACAAGAAAGATGTTGATGCGCTGATGGGTATGAGCGGAGCAAGCGAACCAACCGCGCACTGGACTCAGCTACGCAAAGATCTAAAAGAATATGGTATTCGTAACAGCACACTCATGGCTCTGATGCCAGCTGAAACTTCCGCGCAGATTTCTAACAGCACTAACGGCATCGAGCCACCTCGTGCGTTGGTATCTATCAAGCAATCGAAGGATGGTGTGTTGGCTCAGGTTGTGCCAGAGATCCGTCGTCTAAAGAATAAATATGACCTGCTCTGGGATCAGAAGTCACCGCTTGGATATCTAAAGATTATGGCTGTGCTACAGAAGTATGTCGACCAGAGTATCAGCGTCAACACCAGCTATAATCCTAAGTTCTATCCCGAAGAACAAATCCCGATGAGCGAATTGCTACAGCATCTGTTGCTGTGCTACAAGTGGGGCATCAAGACACTTTACTATTTTAATACCGCTGACGGTGCTGGTGAAGTAGACGTAGAGTTGAAACCAGTCGAAGCTGATGAAGCTGACTGTGATAGTTGTAAGATTTAAGGAAAACAAATGAAACTGAGATTCAAAACCTACAACCACGAAAACGTAAAGCCAGACCAAGAGAAGACGATGTTCTTCGACGAGTCAGTTGCTATTGCTCGTTATGACGTACAGAAGTATCCGTTCTTTGAAAAGATGACTGACCGTCATCTTGGCTTCTTCTGGCGTCCTGATGAAATCGACGTCACGCGCGATGCTAAGGACTTCAAGGAACTGACACCGCACGAACAGCACATCTTTACTAGCAACCTGAAACGTCAGATCGTGCTTGACTCAGTACAAGGTCGCAGTCCAGTCACTGCATTCCTTCCTATTGTGTCGCTTCCTGAAGTTGAAACGTGGATTCAGACGTGGGCTTTCTTCGAGACAATCCACTCACGAAGCTACACTCACATCATACGCAACGTCTATGCTAATCCGAGCGAAGTGTTCGATGGCATCAACTCTATTGCTGAGATCGTCGACTGCGCCAAGGACATTAGTAGATACTACGATGAGTTGGTTCTATGGAACAACCACGGTGAGTACGGAAGCTACAAACACAAGAAAGCATTGTGGCTTGCACTGAATGCTGTCAACGTGCTAGAGGGTATTCGCTTCTATGTTTCGTTCGCTTGCTCGTGGGCTTTCGCCGAACAGAAGAAATCTATGGAAGGCAATGCTAAGATTATCAAGCTGATTGCGCGCGATGAGAACCTACACCTCGCTTCTACTCAGCACATGCTAAAGACGCTACCGAAAGATGACCCAGACTTCGCTAAGATCGCCGAGGAAACTCAGGATGACTGCGTTGCTATCTTTGACTCAGCGGTAGAGCAGGAGAAGTCATGGGCGAAGTATTTGTTTAAGGATGGCTCTATGGTTGGTCTGAATGAACAGATGCTGTGTGAATACGTTGAGTGGCTGGCTGCGAAACGCATGCGCTCAATTGGTCTACCGACTAAATATAAGAGTGGTACAAATCCTTTACCATGGACTCAGCGTTGGATTGCTGGTTCGGAAGTTCAGGTTGCACCACAAGAAACAGAGATTAGTTCTTATATCGTTGGTGGTGTCAAGAAAGATGCTACTGCCGAAACGTTCCAAGGATTCAGCCTATGAAAACTTATAAAGAATTTATGTCAGAAGCAAATCGTAACACGATGGCTCAGAGTCTGGCCAAAAAAAGAGCAGCCGAAATTAAAAGAAACCAATCTCAACGAGAAAAACAGCAGAAGAATATTCAAGCAAGAAAAAGCGCAATCTCTGACATCTATAAAAGAAGACTTGGCATTGAGAAAACTAAACCAGTCACTGACATAAACAAAGCAGGTGCTTCGTTAAGATCAAAAGTTGTATCAGGAGTAAAGAGAAAGTTAGGAATTCCAACATCAAGAATTGGCTCTGGTGCTATGCCAAGAATGCACTCTGGCAGTTTCTCAGGATCTTCAACACCCGTAGTGAGAACACACTCTGGAGCCTTCTAAATGAAAACCTACAACGAATTTATAAGGGAAAATATAATGTCTCAAAAAAATTATGCACCACAAGGTGTAATTATTTGTTCTGATAAGAGAGCATTTTTAGGAATGGACCATGGTAAAAAGCCTAAATTGTCTGATGATTTAATTGCTAAATTAAAAGACATAAGCAAGCATGGTCTATGGTATGAGGGCGATGGTGGTGATATTCCATATACTGAGCATCTATTTGGTCCTAAAAGAAACTATTCTGGTGGATTTGATGACATCTTACTTAAATCTATAAAGGGGCATCCACCTGAATTTATAAGTGCGTTGTTTTCAAATGATCCTCCTGAGAAAATGGCTAAACATATTGTGGGAAATGGAACTATTTTAGAAGCTATGTATGCAGCAGGAAATCAAATTTCATCATTAAAAAAAGCTCCCCGTCCTACCAAAGAAACCATTAAAGATTTTTTGAAAAGCATTAGCAATCCATCACGTGGATTAAATTTTTTAGAAATGGCTGATGAAAAAGCCACTATGGAAAATGCCGAAAATTTCATAAAAACTGTAGCTAAAGAGATGTGGCCAAGCAATTGGGAATCTTATCCTAATCCCGCAGGAAAGGTTGCAAAGAAAGCAAATGATAATAGGGATAAATGGTTAGCATCAAAATCAGGACGTCCTAATGGAGTTTATGTTATTGGTGCAGGGCATTTAATATCTATTTCGAAATTTGGTGGTTATAAAATAATTGGTGGCGAGTTAATAAAATAAATAGATAACATCAAAGATTTTGTGATACATTAACTTGCTAGAGGGATATTGGTAATGAAAACAATTGGTATTGACTACAGTATGACCAGTCCTTCAATATGCGTACATTATGGCGAAGAATGGTCTATTCGTAATTGTCAGTTTTACTTTCTAACTGACCGCCCGAAACTCGAGGGCAAAACAAATCAGTTCAACGGAACGCTACACCCTATTCACTCATGTGAAGAACAACGCTATGACAACATCTCAAACTGGGCGATGAGTATTATACAACCAGTTGATGCTAACAGAATTGTGCTAGAGGGTTATTCGTTCGGTTCTACTGGTCGAGTATTTCATATCGCTGAGAACATTGGATTGTTGAAGCACAAGATGTGGGAAGCAAAGTTTAAGTTTGATGTAATCGCTCCTACTGTCATCAAGAAGTTCGCAACTGGTAAAGGTAATGCGAACAAAGAAAAGATGCAAGAATCATTCATTGCAGAAACCAACATTGATGTTAAGCTGGTATTAAGCCAGTCTGAAAAACAATGGTCGCCGAGTGGTGACATAATTGACAGTTATTATATGTGCAAATATGCCCATCACCTAGCAACGACAGGAGTACAACCAGATGATAGATTTACCACCACCGATCCCGACTGACTTCCCGCAGAACTCTGTTGTAATTGTAATGGATGCCAGTCAACACATTAACGAAGATCGTCTGTATATTTACAAAGTCAACGACAAACAAGAAGCTGTTCTAGTGAAAAGAACCAAGACCGCACATGGCATTGGCTCAGATCGTGACCGTGATGGTTACATCGATAGATTCAGCAACAAATACAACACCTATGCTAACAGCGAGGGTGTTTACAAAATAGCTGAGAAGTATCGTGGCTCTTGGAGTCCAGCTTACAGACTTGATGGGCTTGACAAAACTAACAGCAATGCTCGTGGTCGTGCGATTGTGCTACACGAAGCTGACTATGTCACCAAAACACGAGCAGGTTATTCTCAGGGCTGTATCGTTGTCTATCGTGGGTTTGTTAAGGGTACACTTGTTCCGCTCATCTCTACTGCCAGTTCAGCGTGGCTGATAGTTAAGAATGGTACGCTTCCTGTAAAGCATTGATTTTATTGGGATTATAAGTAATTGATTTGTAAGGGTTTAATTCCTTTACTTTTGGCTCCAAATAGGGTATAATAATTGTACTGATAGGAGTATATTATGTTGGTCTATTGTAAATCGTCGTTCAAGCCCAAGAAGAAAAAGCGCACACCTGTTGCCAAAGCCAAGAAGTTCGTTCCGTCGTTCAAACCTATGCGCGAGATCGACTTCACTGCTGGTAAATATCGCGCGACCGATACGTCGCACATCCCCTCTAAAATTGAATCGTTCCTCGCCGAGCACGCACCAACGCATGTCATTCCCACTAAATATGATGGTGAGTTGGCTATTCGTGAAGCAGTCGCGCAGGAAGAAATCGCACGCAAAGCTAAGTGCGTCGCTCCTGCTTTTAACAAAGGAAATTACACCTACATCGCTTCGGAAGAACAAGCCAAGTGGGTGGGTAGAAAATAAAGGGGAACTCTAATGGGTTTGGCCAAAGTATTATTTGCGTCAACCTTATTATGTTTGAGTGGATGTGTATTCGATTATGAAGTTCGAAGAGTAGATTTAAGAACTTACGACGAGGTCCGTGAAGTAAATTGTGTCAGATCCGTCGCATGCTATACCTGTGACAATGATAATTGTAGCAAGCTGTTTGACAGCCAATACAAATGCCCTGCCACCAATACCACTACTGTAAAAATTGTAGAATATGTTTCAGTACGAAAGTCGGGTGCTGAAAAATTGTTGAGAGACGAACAGTACACTGGTGTTCCGTACGAACAACTCTGTAGTCAGTGGATCTTACCGACTATCGTTGAACCTATTAAAGTGAGATAAAGAAATGTTTTGGGATTTTGCAGTGATGACTTTTGGCATTGGGGTTGCTATCATAGCAATTGCGTTTGCTGTTGGACTCGGACTATGGGGTTATTTCAAGTTGGCATACTTGTTGCATAGAAAGGCGAAGCGAGCAATGCTTCCGCACGACATCTATGTCAACTATGACTACACTCCAAGAAAGAACAGGAAAAAATACCGCAAACCTAACGGAGAATCGAAATGAATGCATTAAAATATATGTGGCACAAGTTTGACACCAGCATGACCTCTGCTTACTATTCGCTTGGCTTGACTCTGGCTAAAATTCCTGAGTCTATTTTCTTCCTCGCAATTACTGTGTGGGCTGTCGGAATGGTGGTACTAGTCTTTATCTAATGGCAACCACACAGAAAAAATTCATTGCTCCTGTTCTAGAATGTACTGGCGGTCTAATGCCAAACGTTCCGAACATGACTGACTTTTTCAAACAGATTGGTTCTGTTCCAGTTGTTCTTACCTTACAGCTGTCAGAACTGCCAACCTGTATCGCGCTTGCTTTATGGAATGACATCAAGTCTATTGTGATTACACCGCTTGATGCTACCGAGGATTTCCTTGGTGCACTCTCGCCGACACTTCCTAGCCAGACCAAGAATACAGTGCGTGACCGACCAGAAGAATGGCGTCGTCGCGCTGATGACCTGCAAGAAAATTATAAACTCTACTTCATGCTGGGTCTTATCAACCTGCTAGGTTCTTTTGCCAGCCACATCCTACAGATTCCGCTTCCTCTGATTTCTGGCTGTACTGTCGGCGACTTACTTTCGCCCGAAGGAAGACAGAAGATTAGAGAAACAATTCTTAAGAGCCTTAAATCTTTGATTCTAATCATTCCTGAGCCATTCCGCTCGCTCTGCTTGGGTAAATTCGGAGTGTTGTCGCCCGAGGAAGTGCTACGCAATTTTATTTCCTACTGGGTGTCAGAAGTCAAGAAGATAATTCAGAATCCATTGTATGCTGTCTTTACATTTTTGATTAAAAAATTCAAGTCTATATGGAATTCACTGAATCTACCCAACATCCCTGCTATCCTTGCTCTTGACCCAGTCGAAATTATTATGGCTCTCGTTCAGCCATACATCACTGCCATCGAAAATGCTTACAAAGCATTAGTCAAGCCATTCAAGGATGTTAAAGAGGGAATAGAAAAGCATGGTACACTCGCTGATTATTTACAGAGTCAGCTATCACAGAAACTTGGTGAGATAATCAATGCTGTGCTAAGCATTCAGATTCCGATTATTGGTCTGACTCTTGGAAAGTTGCTAGGAATAGAAGGATTCGGAGATCTCAAGCTTGGGTCTATTATCTCCCCGCAAGCTGTATTCGCTCGCCTTTGTACTCGTCTGGCAAACGTGTTTCAGGATATTGTATCAATTATCCTCGAACAATGGATTCAGAAAGTCAAAAAATTCCTAGACAAGATCGGACTCGGTGCAATCTTTTCTCTAATTCCTCTGACATTCTGTAAGTTCCTACAACTGGTCGCACCACAGCTATTCTCGCTCGGTGCTCAAATGCAAGGAATTGTGAACTCAGCCACCGCAAGTATAGAAAAAGTCGACCAGCTACGAAAAGATCTAGAAGCCTTATCTAAGGATCCAGAAAAAAATAAACTGTTGATTCAAGAAATTCAGAAACAACTCTCCGCAACACTCCCACTCGCATTAGATTGTACACCCACCTAGAAAAAAAATATTTATTATGAACCTCGTACTCATTTTTTTGATTGTCGCAGCCATCTCTGGCTACATCGCTGACAAAAAACTCGACGACAATCCTGACATCGGCATCCCAGCCACAGCTATCTCGCTAATCTGCACTGTGACTGCCATCATGCTTATCCTTATAAACAGGAACAGCTGGTGAAAGTCCTGCAGTTGATTGCCACCAAGAGTGGCATTCGCGCTTCTTCTGGCTCACCCAATGGTGGCTTAGAGTCAGTGATTCTAAATCTCCACGAAGCATTTCAGAATGCTGGCTGGGATTCTCACTATTCTGACAGCGTTGGCTCGAACAGCGATGCTTCTATTCGCTATGACCTCGAGAAGTACAACTACGAGATGTATGCGAACACAGTAAGATCTTGGGTCGAGCGAGAAAAACCTGACCTTGTAATCGCGCACGGAACTAATGCGCTTCTAAAATATCTGACTGAGCGTGGAATCCGAGTTCTGTTTGTCGAACACTCGATGGCAATCTCAATCAATCTAAACAGCTATGGAGCACTGTTCGGCTATATTGCACCGAACGCAAGAACCATCGGCTCAAAGATAATTACTGTCTCGCCAATCACAATGACAACCAAGAAAAAGGCAATCGCTGAGTTCGGTGTGGACTTTGAGTTCGATGGCTGGTGTCGATTTCAGTTTCCGACCAAGGAATTGCTTTCTCGACCGATTGAAATCGCCCAAGCGTACTGCGTCACGATTGCTCGCTGTGAGAAAAAGAAATCCATAGAGCGCATGGTAAACCACTGCATTCGAAATAATTTTGACTGGCGTCTAGTCACCTCTCTGCCGAATCAAGCCAGCGAGGAATTATTTGCAAAGGAACTGGCGAAATATGACTCAACAAAAGTCAGCAAGAACATTCCGCGCGAACAAACCCTAGACATTCTGGCAAGAGGTGCGATCCTAGGCTCATCCAGTCCTTTTGAATCCGCTGGTGTCACCGCATTCGAGGGTCTGATGTTTGGATTACCACTGCTTCTCAATGAACCACCTTCGCAAGACAACATCCATGCCTCGAGAATGTTCCTGCCAAATGACGATTTTGTTTCAACACTGCGTGGCGACCAGAAAAAAACTGAAAAATTGATGAACCTGAGTTTATCAGAAAGAAAAAATTTGCGCGACCTGACAATCAGCTACAACCCAGTGAACACTGTTCTAGCCAGCCTAGAAAGCTTCGCCGAGTCAATAGGCAATCCGCTCACAGAAATAACCATGAACCCACTTGAAGAGTTGATGATGCAATGAAAACAATCCTAGTCCTAGCAAACAAACCAATCACTGGCTCAGAATGGATCGCCGAAAACGCAAGTTCCTTTCGCGACCCACACAGCCATCGCTGGCACTCAGCACATGATGTCAAATCGCTGGAACAAGTCCTAAAAACATATTTCTATAATGTAGCCACGAACAGCGGCATCGACGTCGAGGGTTATATTCTCCCTGAGTTCATGAATAATCCTGAGCGAGCACAAATGATAGAACTTCTCATAACCCATAAACGAAGAGTCAGCAACGCATCCGCCGAGAAATTTGTAGCAAACGTCCTAGTCCCTAACAAAGAAAAAATATTGAACCGATGAAAGTAATCATTCACCACCAAGAAAATATTGGCAACACAGTGCATTTCACGGTAAGCAGTCTTCGCAACCTGAAACATCTCATCGACATATACCCAGATGAGGATATCACAGGAGAAATCCGCCCATCAGCCAAAAACAACCCAGAACTACAAGATATTCTATTAGCCATCTACGACCATAAAATGGCAGTATGGAACAAATATCGTGGTATATTAAAAAATCCACCATTACATGAGAAATTCATACAAGTCCTAGTGAAAAATGGAATAGAACTAAAATATGAATTCTCTATGAATGTAAATAAAAATGCTAATGTAAAGCCAATGTGGCATGGAACTAGGGATGAATATCTTGCTATCCCTGTAAAAGATCCAAATACCATATATCGCATAACTGCATAGTGATATTTTTTCGTGAAAAACAATGATTAAATAAAAGGGTTAAAAATGGGGTATGTGTCAAGAGAGATGTATCCAATCTGAACAATGAAAAAGGAGATATAAACTATGAAGATACTATATGTAACACTTGGGATTGCATTACTGATTGCACTCCTCGCCATCATCCCGTGGATCGGGTTCTGGGCTATCAACACGCTGTTTGCATACCATATTCCCCTGACGTGGAGCACTGGTCTGGCATTCTGGGTGATGATTGCACTACTAAAGGGTGGTGACACTACCTTTAGACGTGAGGTGAGTGTATGATTAAGCTAATCATTATGCTAGTCCTAGTGTGGGCTGGCTATAAACTAATAAAAGATGCAAGGAGAAAGTAAAATGGGACAATGGTTAATTGATGTTGGGGCTGATAAAGCTCTAGGTGTGCTTATTATAGTGCTATCCTTCTACTTTGGGCTGAAAATGTACCTGATGTCTAGGGATCCAAGGGAAGATAGTGTGCTTGGACGTCGTGCACGCGATGAAGATGGTCGGTTTGTCGCTGATGATCCGTCGACTAAAGCCAATGAAGCATACTATGGTGGGAAGAAGCCACGTAAGTCGTTGAAAACTAAGAAAAAAGTAGACTAATTCCGTTTTTGTCATCCTGAAAGGCTGTTGCAACAGCTTCCTGGGAGTGGCATTTCACGAAAAAGCATGTCATGGTAGGGTGGGTGGCATGTTATTGATTATATTGGGATTTTAAGTGGCTGTTTTTGCTTGCTTTTTCGTGTTTTTTGCAAGTCGTTGATTTTACAGGGCGTTTTAGCGAAAATAATGCTTTACTTTCGGGGTCATATGGAGTATAATGGTCTTCGTAGGGTGAGGGAACGGTCTCTCCCCTGAATTTGAACCTCTACTAAGGAATATGATTATGAAAAACACCAAAACCCAGAAGGCTGTGAAAGCCACCCAAGCCAAAGTTCGTGACGTTTCGGTCTCGTTCGATGAATTCATCGCTCTGCGCGGTATCAACTCTGGCTATTACAATGCCAAACCTGCCATGGCTTCGCGTCTGGCTAAGAAGAATCTGGTCGAAGTGACCGAAACCAGCGAAACTGTGCTGGCTCGTGAAACCAAGACCGCCATCTTCTACAAGAAGGTCGTGAAACGCAATGCCTCGCTCACTCCGAGCGGTCTGCGTCTGCTTGAGAAGCTGAACGCTTCTCTGTAATTCGGTCGGTCTGGGTCTAACCCACCCAGACCACTGAGTCAAGCGTGCGTGTGAGTCTTAAGCATGCCTAGCGAGCGTCGCGCGCTTGACTCAGTGGTCTAATGAACGAGGAATAGTATTATGATGAAGATTGTGAAAAACAAGTATTTGGTGATGCGTGCGCTCAAGGATAAATACAATCCTGAAGATGCTGTGTCATGGACTGCCACTGCTCGCGAACTTGCGAAAGCGACTGGTCTGAATGAAGCCCAAGTTGGCAATGTTGGTCGGAAGCTGGCAGTTGAGCGTCTCGCGCGTGAGGTTGCATCGTCGCGGACTGTGAAGTCGGGCAAGAGTCTCAAGAAACAACAGACTGTTGGCTATGCACTGAACCGTGCTGGTGCTCTGGAACTTGACCGCATGCAGGCTCAGCTCGAAGAACTCGGTCTGAAGCTGTAACAACCTTGATAATTTTCCATCGACCACCCGAAAGGGTGGTTTTTTTATTGGTTTACGAACTGTCCGATTAGCATAAATTATTTATGTATTTGAGCGATATCGTAAACCACTCGTAAGTCCCTGATTTTACACCAGTTATAAGTGGTTGATATTACAGGGTTTTCACGGATTTCGCTAAGTCCTTGATTTTGCCACTTTACTTTTCGCGCGCACTCAGGTATAATGGCTGTATGAATAGGGAGAAAACTATGAAAGTGTATATCGGTGACGTAGTGACCGTCGTCTGGTCTAATGGTGCGGGTGAAAGTGACTACCGCGTGGTTGAAAATCTGGTCGGTCCTAATACCTTTGAGCTGGTCGCTGAGCGTGAGTTCGGTGACGGTGATGATGATGGTATTGATGACGGTGACTTTGAAGCTCTCTTCGCTGATATAATGTCGCGTCGGGGTGCTGAATGAGCTTCCTTTGGCTAGTCTATACTGATGAAGCTGGCGTGCTTGAAACTGCTGGCGTCTACTCTACCTCTGAGAAAGCTTCTGACGTCGCGCGTGAAGCCACCGAAGCTTCTGGTATGAAGTGGGTGGTGCGTATGATGCCGTCTCTTGACTCTAACTGGGAAATCTAATCTATGAATATCAATGAAGTTCTGACCTATATCTCCACTCAAGCCACTCCGCAAGAAATGGCTCGCATCGTGGATGCCTACAAGTTCCGCCAAGACTCGCTCCGTCGTTCTGCCAAAGCGCAGTTCAGCCGTGGTGACACCGTGACGTGGCACAACAGCCGTGCTGGCATTCAGATGTCTGGCACCATCGCCAAGATCAATCGAAAGTCCATTGACGTGCGAACCACGCAGGGTCTGTGGCGTGTCAGTGCGAATCTGCTGAAACGTGGGTGATCGAGCCGCAGTCTGCTAAGTGACTGATTTTACACCAGTTATAAGTCCTTGATTTACAAGGACTTTCGGCGAAACACGTAAGTCGTTGATTTTGCCTATTTACTTTTCGCGCGCACTAGGGTATAATGGTCGTCTAACTAGGAGAAAGTGTATGGGTTATAAAGGCGAATATTACGTGTGGGAAAAATCGGAAGCCCACCCTAAAGGGGCAGTCGTAAAGGTTTTCACAAGTCTCAAAAAGTGTCGCGAATATATTAAAGACCGAGCGGTAGAGGTCGGCGAGCACGGAATCAGCGGTACGCTAGAAAACGGTGGCGAAATCGGAGTAATCCTTTAATAATCGCGGGGATCTGAAAAGGTCCCTTTTTTCTTATACATCAGTCACTTATAATCCCAATAAAATCAATGAGTTGCTAAGTCGTTGATTTTGCCACTTTACTTTTGGATTCCGCTCAGGTATAATGACTGTAATGAATAAGGAATCGAACATGAACGAAGTGAACGAAAAAGACGAACTGGGTGCCACCTATTGGGATTTCTATAAGGAAGTTCATGGCATTCGTCCGCGCTGGGTGAACCACGAGGAAGCCACCGTCGAGTGGTATCGCGCTTCGCTGGAAAGCCTGCAACGCGAAGCCGACGCGCAGTGGGAAGAACAGCAGATCCGCGAGGGCGAAGCTGTCGCTCAGTTCGAGAGCAACATGTCGGCGATTATCGCTTCGGGTGCTGGTGACCGCGCGACCGCCATCCGCTGGATGCACGAAGCCAACGACACCAACTACGACGACGAGTACCTGTGCTACACGCTGGGTCTCCCCTATGGCTATTTCCGCAAGGAAGAGGTGTAATATGAAACAGCCCAAACTGAAACGATTCCAACACGAAGAACCGAAAATGGTTCATGGCTCACCGAATGGCTATGTGAAACGCTGGGCGGTGTACGAAGCCGATGCCATGAAAGCAATCGACAAAGCCTACAAACAGGGCAGGGAAGATGCTATTCGTGAAGCCAGGAATGCAGAAGCATCCAAATGGGGTGGATGATGGACGCTCTCCGAGAGGCAAGAGCCGCACGCAGCTAAGTCATTGATTTGACAGAAGTTATAAGTCCCTGATTTCACTGGGCTTTTACCGAAATCGCTAAGTCCTTGATTTTGCCACTTTACTTTTGAATTCGGTTCAGGTATAATGGCTGTAATGAATAAGGAAACCAATATGACAAAGTTTGACAAATCGAAATTCTCGTACCATGGTGGCTATCTGATGTATGACGTCGGAAACGGCGACAAGCATCGCTGGTCGCCCGACCAAAAGTTCGTCGCGCGGTTCAAACACCGTGGTCCTATCACCAAGGGAATCTTCCTGAAGCAACTCATCAAGAACCATACGGTCGAGGAATACCTTCAGAAGAACGCCAATGGCATGGGCATCGCTCCGCTGACTATTCTGAAGGAAGCCGATCCGAAGTGGTACAACGCTGTGCTGGAAGCCTACCAAGCCAAGATCCAAGCCAAGTATGGCATCCGTCCTATCAAATTTCTATAAGGAACTAACACAATGGGTATTTTCTCTGACATTCTGATTGACATCGAAGACATGTGGTCTAACGGCAAGTCATCCGATGCCATCGCCGAAGCCATCAACAAACAGTATGGCACTGCCTACACCGACGTCGAGGTCGATGCCGCAATCGAGCAGATCCTCGACGACCAAGACCAAAGGTACAACGACGACATGGACGGCGACTTCGATTCCGCCATGGCATCGGCTGGCTTTGGCACCGACGAGGACTATGGCTACTATGGTGAATAATCCTTTCGCCCAATACCGCACCGATGGCTATCACAAGCCATACAAAGGCATCCCTATCGCACGCTTAGAGGAATTCAAGAAGTTCCGCCGAGGAGTGGAGGCATGGACTGCTGACTCACTGGGTCGGACTGCCAAGTTTCCCCTGCGCTATGTGTTCCGTGGACCGCGAGGGCGAAACATGTTCGGTGACTGCGACTCATTCACACCCAAGTGCAACGCGCACAGCTTCGACGTCTATCGTCGCTGACCGAGCCGCGATCCTGCAAGTCGTTGATTTCACACCAGTTATAAGTGACTGATTTCATTGGGGTTTCATAGCTTCACGTAAGTCGTTGATTTTACCACTTTACTTCTGAGTCCGTTTCAGGTATAATGTCTTTAATGAATAAGGAAACGCAAATGAAAACTGAAAACCAAAAATTCGCTGAATCGTTCGGTGCGGTACAATCCGCTGACGGTTCGTACACCCTGTCCGCCAATGCGCTGAACTGGCTGATTGAGTCCGCGCGCAACTGGGGTCGCTATGATGAAACGTGGGCGATGCCTGCTGGCTACTCGCTCGTTGCGGGTGTTGACTATGATGATAACCAAATCTGTGGGGGTATGAACCTATGAAAGCAATCTATAACAACTTCGCGCTGGGTCTGATGACCGTGGCTCTGTTCTGTGTCGTGTTCGCCCTGACGCTGGCTAACGCTGATGAAATTCGTACGCTGGCTATCGTGGCTGGTGTGTCGGTTGGCTTGAGCCTGTGGCTGTTGAACTGGGGTGAAAAGAAATGAAAATTCTTCGCCTAGAGGTGTTCGAAAAGAACGAACTCGTATACATCCGCGAGAAGCCTGTGTTCGCAAAGACGCAAAAAGGCATCAAAGCCACCAACACTCGCCTAGTCAACTGGGCTCAGAAGAACTTCCCTGAGTGGACCGAGGTCACAGTCCAGCCGATCGAGCGAAAATGAATTACAAGGGGATTCAGCTAGACTTAGACTGGACTCCGGACAAAGACATTCCGATCGACCAGCTCCCTAGCTGTGCTGGCATCTATGCTGAGATTCACTGGGAGTCAAAGGGAGTTCGGATCGGGCATGCGAAAAACATCCGTGCACGGCATCGTGAATCCAGCAATTGGTCGCGCGCAATGCACTCGGGAACTGCAAGCCCATCACAGCTGAAACGAAACAATGTTTTTTGTCAGGCTGCGAAACGTGATGGCAAGTTCGCTCATTGTGTTGTCAGCATCGATCCGAGTTTAAATGACAAGACGCTTCGCCTAGAGGTGGAAGCATTCCTGTTTGACTGGGTGGCGAAACATCCTGTCTTTCAGGACTTCAACTATCAGCGTGGGTGGAAAAACACTTTACCGTGGACTACCCTCGACGAAGCCATCCAACGAGCCGCGATCTGCCAAGTCGCTGATTTTCAATGATTTTTAAGTCGTTGATTTTATTGGGGTTTTATGGAAATCGCTAAGTCGTTGATTTTGCCACTTTACTTCTTTGGAAATATGGCGTATAATGACTGTAATGAATAAGGAAACGCAAACTATGAACCTGATTAAATTTGAACGCGAACGCGAATGCTTTGGCTGTACCGAACACGATATGAAGGAATCTATTGACTCCGCTATCGCCTACACTGACTACCACATGATCGCGATGTCTATGATGTCTGACGCGCAAATGGCTATCGAACGTAAAGAATACGAATGGTCGCGCCAGCTGATTAATCGCGCCAAGTGGGTGCTTTCTAACTACCGAGTGAGAAACTAATAATGACTGACTTTACTGTTGCAAAAGACCATCTTGTGTACGTGCTTCTACTAGATCGCTACGACCATCCCGTGCTCTACCGTGGCGTGTTCTCTACTCACGAACTCGCTGAAGCTGCGATGCGAAAGCTGGAACTTGCTGAGATCGCTGACTTTGGCTATTCGCATGACTACGTCATCCGCGCTGTCCGTCTTGACTCAGGAGAATAACATGCTACACTACCGCGAGATCGAAAGTTACAAAGTGTCAATGATACGCACGCTCAACGAACGTGGCTATCTTGTCACTCGGGTCACGCTGGCTGGCAACAGCTGGGTCGCCTATGTGCGCGGAGAGGGCTGGCGTCCTATCAATGACTTGCTGACTGGGAAGCCTACACGTGTTCCGATTGACAATGACTATTACACCTCTACTATCTAACAAGGAAACATCACATGGCACGTAAAGCATCCACCTACATCGGCGACGATTCCCAAGTTGAATGGGGTCGCGTCTATACTCACGAAGAGATCGCAGAGCACATGGGCTTGACTAAGATGCGCGTCTGTCAGATCGAGAAGGAAGCACTTGCGAAACTGCGCGAGATTCCTGGAGCCGAGGAAGTTCTTCGTGACTTTCTGTATAACGACAAAGGTATTCGCTAATGTGGACTTTAGTTCTCATCATCTCATTCAAGTCTAGCGTGCTCGATGCGTCGTACGCTGGCGCTGCAATCAATCACATCGATGGCTTTCACACCGAGAGCTCATGCGTAGAAGCATCACGCAAGATCGCACGTGAACGCAAAGACAACTCGCTGAAGATGTATTGTGTTCGCACCGACGAAAGGAGCATCTCGCCATGAACTACTCTAACACATCCGAACACGCAAGACAAGTTGTCAACGAATTCAATGCTATTCTGAAACGCGCCAACAACGACGACGAAGTGTTCTTTAGTCTTTGGCAATACGAGATTAATGCACTGCTAAAAGCAGGACTAATTTACCCCGAGCCTGCGAGTGGCTGGTTTGACCGAGTCATCTGGCGCGGAATACATTATCGCGTGACAAAGGGATACCCGAACATCATAATCTATAAGCGAGCACATGTAAAATGAAACGATTCCACTTTCAAGTAAACACGACTGTCAACTACGACGTCGCCGAGATCGAAGCCAACTCCCTAGAGGAAGCCTACGAGAAGATGCGCTGGTATTGGGCACAACACAAAGGGTATGAGAAAATCGTCCATACCGTGAAGGAAGAATCTGCCGAAGACTTCAACGCATTTATGGGAATTAACGCACTATGAGTAAACGACAAATCACAATCACAATCACGGTCGATGACCTGCAACAATACTTCGAATGCTCGGAACAGGAAGCCAATCGCATCTGGGACGAAATCGACGAAGAAACTGACATCGAAGAAACACTCAACGAAGCTGCCATGGGCGACTTCAATATACTAATGTTTGACTATCAACGGAGAAACAACAATGCCTAACTGGTGCAACAATACACTCACACTGACTCACGAAGATCCGACTCAGATCGATCGAGCCATCGCTGCTTTTCAAGAAGGAAAGCTGTGTCAGGAATTCCATCCGATGCAACCGCACCTCCTAGAGGACGAAAGCTGGTACAACTGGCGCGTCGACAACTGGGGCACGAAGTGGGACGTCGGTGGTGAAACCGAAGGTCGCATCGATCGCATCAACGAAAACAGCGTCAGCATTTCTTTTGAATCTGCTTGGTGTCCGCCGATCGAATTCTATCAACACATAGAAGAGAATTGTGGCTTTGCAGTGAATGCCACTTGGTTCGAGCCTGGAATGGCTTTCGCTGGTGAGTTCTATGATGGTGAATCTCAGCATTATGAGTGGAGCGATCTCGAGGAAGCTCGGTCTGTGATTCCAGAACACCTCGAAGAGGAATACGGCATCATCGCTGACATGGAATCATGGGAAGAAGAAAATGAATGACGATCTCAAGTTCACTAATGCTGGTGACTACATGAATTCATACAAGAAACCGCCAGCACCGATGTGGGTCAATGCGCTTATCATTGGATTATGCATTCTGACAGGTTTATTCATTATCTGGTGGAATCTCTGAATTATTTTACTAATTCAGAGTTATACAGTATAATCATTGGTGTAGCCGAAAGCTATACTATGGTTCACTAAGGAACATTAATGCCATTTCTCAATCATAACATTCCAACGATTACTTTTCTCATGCGAAACGAGTATCTGTTTAATCATAAGAAAGGTCATGGT